TCATTTTACCTTTCTGTTATATCCTACATTATATATGATATAATTCCAAATGTCAATACTAAAAATAATAAGATATCTAGCCAAAATAAAAATACAATTATCCCCCAGAACATTTATATCCTATAACTTTAATTGTTTTGCCTTCACTACCATAACCGTTATACACGTAATACGTGCGTCCTGTTAATGGTGTTTTCTTTTTTGGTTTTGATTTTATTTCCCAATGATACCAACCTGCACAATTCTGTGGTTCCCAGATCTCAACAAACTTAGTAGACTTAACATCTCCTGTAAATGTTAAATACAGAAGAGAGATCATTACGATCTTTTCCACTACGGCCTCCCTTGGCCTACACTTGGTTTGTAATTTCTTTTTTCTGATTTGTTCATACGTTTTTTGTGTCTACCTATTTTAGGTTTAGTTCTTTTTA